AAGTATAGACCAATTTAAAGCACAATTACTCGGCGGAGGCCCAAGAGCCAATAGGTTTAGAGTCTTTATACCGAGGTCTGGTAATAAGATTGAATTCTTATGTCAGTCTGCACAAATCCCTGCTGCCCAAGTAGGAGTAGTTGAACAACAATTTCGTGGAACAGTTCTAAAACTCGCAGGAGATAGAACATTCGAACCATGGAATGTGACTATTATTAATGACATTGAGTTCTCATCAAGGTCTGCTTTGGAGAATTGGCAACAAGATATCCAACAAATGGACAGTGGTGAAGGTCAAACTTCATTAGACTACTTAGTTGACAGAGCATTTGTCGAACAATTAAATAAAGACGACTCAGTTCTTGCGAGATACGAATTCTTCAACATGTTTCCAACCTCAATAGGTGCTATTGACTTATCTTATGAAACAGTCGATGCATTGGAGACATTTGATGTTGAATTCCAGTATTCTCATTGGGAAAGAGTCCTTTAATTTAGTGAAATATATCGCTATTAGGGCGATATAAATATTATTATGGAAATTTTTGGGTTTGAAATATCTCGTAAAAAAGACGAGTTAAGAGTAAAAGATGTGCAAAAGAAGTCGCAAGCTTCTTTTGTCGCACCTGTTGAAGATGATGGAACTCCCATTATTCAACAATCACCAGGTGGTTTCATATCAGGCGGAGCGTATGGTTCCTATGTTGATATGGAAGGCGGTATCAAGAATGAGGTCGCACTTATTCAAAGATACCGTGAAACATCTCTGGTTCCAGAATGTGATATTGCTATCGAAGATATAGTAAATGAATGTATAGTTTCAGATACCCAAGATAGAATAGTTTCATTAGACCTTAGAGATGTAGAATTGTCAGACGGCATCAAGAAGAAGATGCATGACGAGTTTAAGGAAATTCTTTCCTTAATGAAATTCCATCAAAATTCTCATGAACTATTCCGTAAGTGGTATGTTGACGGCAGGATTTATTTCCATAAAGTCGTTGATAGTAAAAGACCACAAATGGGAATGGTTGACATTAGAAATGTTGACCCATTAAAAATTAAGAAGGTCCGAAATGTCGAGAAAGAAAAGGACCCTAAAAGTAAAATCGACATAGTAAAGAAAGTTGAAGAATTTTATGTCTTCAGCGATAAAGGTTTCGATAAAGGTAGCGCCAGTGAAGGCACTACAGTAAGAATCGCACCAGAGGCAGTAAGTTATACAACTTCTGGTATGTTAGACTACACTAAGAATGTAGTTATAGGTTACTTACATAAAGCATTGAAAACTGCGAATCAGTTATCAATGATGGAAGATGCACTTGTTATCTATAGGATTTCAAGGGCACCAGAAAGAAGAATTTTCTACATTGATGTAGGAAACCTTCCAAAGGCAAAGGCAGAACAGTATCTTGCAGATACTATGAACAAGTATAGAAATAAACTTGTTTATAATGCAGATACAGGCGAAATCAAAGATGATAGACGCCATATGTCAATGCTAGAAGATTTCTGGTTACCAAGAAGAGAAGGTGGTCGAGGAACAGAGATTACAACTCTTCCAGGTGGTCAGAATCTTGCAGAGATAGAAGATATAGAATACTTTAAGAAGAAACTATATCGTTCTTTAAATGTGCCTATCTCTAGACTTGAAGCTGATAATGGTTTCAATATGGGTAGGGCATCTGAGATAAGTAGAGATGAACTTAAATTTAATAAGTTCACAAAGAGATTACAAACAAAGTTTGCAAGACTCTTTACAGACTTACTTAGAACACAATTAGTTTTAAAAAATGTTGTGTCAGGAGAAGAGTTTGATAGTTTCAAAGATTTTATATATTATGATTTTGCAACAGATAATCACTTCCAAGAATTAAAAGAGGGAGAGATTATAAGAGAAAGATTAGATATTCTTTCACAGGCAGAATCGTATGTTGGGAAATATTTTTCTGATGCTTATGTCAGAAAACATATTCTTCATTTCTCAGAAGACGACATTGAACGAATACAAGGTGAGATGGACGGCGAAGGACATGAAGATGATAGTGATGGATTTTAGAGGATAATATGTCAGAGATAAGTAAAAAAATAGTAGACCAGATAGAATCTGGAAAATTAAACGATGCCAAAGATTCAATAAATCAAGGCATAAAACAAAAGGCTGCTGATGCTGTCGATATGAAAAGAGTCGAGATGTCAGTAGATTGGGCAAATGGCGAAAACTTGGGAACAGATAACATCGATTCTGAATGAGGCAAAGTTTAAACTTCCTCGTGGTCAGAAAGAAGTTAAGAAATCTACTGAAAAAGTAGGCAGTAAAACGCTGGATGTAAGATACGGCGAAGACAAGAGAGGAAAGATTCATGTCTATATTGATGGTGTTTCAATGGGAGACCCATATATGAACATGAAAGCCGCAGACAAAGAGATGAAAAATATTAAAGGTATTATGAAACAATTGGGTGAAGAGAACATCTCAAAAGAAGAAATATTGAATGTCATACAGGAGACAAACAAATGAAATTAATATCAGAATTTAACGATTACCAAGTATCACCAATCATCGTTGAAGAAAACGAAAAGGGTGAAAAAGAACACTTTATCGAAGGAGTGTTCATGCAGTCAAACATAAAGAACAGAAATGGCCGTGTATATCCTAAAGATGTCATGGCAAAAGAAGTAAACCGATATGTAAAAGAGTTTGTAGAAAAAGATAGAGCATTCGGTGAGTTAGGACATCCTGATGGTCCAACAATTAATTTAGACAAAGTATCTCACATGATTACCAAATTAGAAGAAGATGGTGATAATTTCGTGGGAAGAGCAAAGATTTTATCAACACCAAACGGTCAAATAGTTAAAAATTTGATTAATGACGGTGCAAAACTAGGGGTATCATCAAGAGGTTTAGGTTCGCTTGAACAACGAGGTGGTGCTCAATATGTTAAAGACGATTTTCAGTTGGCTACTGCCGCTGATATTGTCGCAGACCCTAGTGCTCCAGAGGCTTTCGTAGAAGGCATTATGGAAGGAGTCGAATGGGTTTATGAATCTGGTATCTTAAAAGCAAGGGATTATGAGTCAATGCAGAAAGAATTAAAGTCTGCAAGACTTAATAAACTTGAAGAAACCAAATTAAATTTATGGAAAAAGTTCGTAGAGAACCTATAATATATAAATAAAAGAGTTAAGCTAAAACTCAAACAGGAGAAACAAATGGCAGATTTAGAAAAAAACCTAGAACAAGCAATCGAAGAGGCACTTCAGCCTAATTCGAAAGCTGCAAAGGGTGACTCAAAACCTGTTAAGCAAGGTTCATCAGATGCCGCTAAAATTGAAAGTGGTAAAGGTGAAGTCGTCAAACCAGAAGAGAATCCTGTTGACAAAGCAGTTGCATCTATTAAAAGTGCAGAGAAAGGAACCAAAGAAGTTAAGGGCGATGCCCAACAGAAAGGTGAATCTCCTGCCGAGAAGCAACCTAAGTTGAAAAAAGTTGCAGAAGAAGAAGAATCTGATAGTGAAAACACTATTGAAGAATCTGCTCCTTCTAAAATGGAAAATATCAAGGCTATGGTCAACACTATGAAGGATATGAGTAAAGAAGACCTACAGACATTATATGTCGAAATGGTAGAAGACGCTCAAGAGGTTGACGAATCCTTGACTAAAGCAGAAATCGCAAGAAACATCGTAGAATTCTTAAAAGGTTCTACAGAAGAAGTAGTCGCAGAACACACTTCTAAACTTGATGAATTAAACGCAAGTAAAGATTCAGAAGAAGAAGGTGATGAAGAAGACGAAGATGAAGAAGAAGTCGCTGAAGAAGACGAAAAAGAAGAAGACGAAGACGAAGACGAAGATGACGAAGAAGAAGTCAAAGAGTCTAAGGAAGTTGAGTCTGAATTAGTTGAGATGGAAATAGAAGACGACCTAGAGAAAATCTCAGAAGCACTTGAACTATCAGAAGAAAATTCTGAGAAAGCAAGAACTATCTTCAAAGCTGCTGTATCATCTAAAGTTTCTGAAATCAAAGAAGAGTTAGAAAAAGACTACGCAGAGAATTTACAAACCTCAGTAGATAAAATCAAAGCTGACCTTAGTGAAGCAGTTGATAAGTATCTATCATATTGTGCAGAAGAGTGGACGAAAGAAAACGAACTTGCAATCGAAAGAGGTTTGAGGTCAGAAATGACAGATAACTTCATTGAAGGACTTAAAACATTGTTCGTAGAACATTATGTTGAGATTCCAGAAGATAAGTATAATGTTATTGATGAACTCGCAAATCGTCTTGATGAGATGGAAGATAAACTAGACGCTGAAGTATCTAAGAATATGGAAGTTGTTGAAGAGAACGACCAACTCAAAAGAGGCAATGTGGTTAGAGAGGCATGTAATGACCTAACTGAATCACAAACAGAGAAGATGATTTCACTTGCAGAAGGTGTTGATTTTACAAGTTCAGAAGACTTTGCTGAAAAAGTTGAAGAACTTAAAAGTGCATACTTTCCAAAAGACGAAAACATCGCAGAAGAAACTGTAGTAGAAGAAGGGACTGGTGAGTTCGCATCTGATGATGAGAAAATCATTGACCCTACTATGAATCAGTATTCAACTGCAATTAGTAAACTTAAACCATTAGGTTAATAATTAATAGGAAATAAACGATATGTTTTTATCAGAAAACTTACAGGAAAAGTGGGAGCCTATTCTAGAGCACGGAGATTTACCAAAAATCGAAGACAACTACAAGAAAGCCGTCACAGCAGTTATCCTAGAAAACCAAGAGAAAGCACTTGCAGAAGACAGAGCTACTCTTGAAGAAGCTGCACCTATTAATGCTACTGGCACTGGAATTAGTAATTGGGACCCAATCCTAAT